TCAACCTGCATTGCGGACACTGTAGACCTCTTTTGCTCGCTGCGTGAAAGCCTGCACCATATTTCCCGCCAGCTCCTTGAATACTTTGCCAAAAGCGAGTTCAATCAAGGCATTGGTGAATTCAAATTCCAGATGCAGTTCGACTTTACAGGCATCAGCGCTCAACGGCGTAAAATGCCAGTCACCACTCAACTGACGGAACGGGCCATCGACCAACTGCATATTGATATTCTGGTTGTGCGTCAGCATATTACGGGTGGTAAAGGTCTTGCTGATACCGGCTTTGGAAACGTCCACTGCGGCGGTCATTTCCCCTTCTGAGGAGGAGAGCACGCGGCTCCCCGTACAGCCCGGTAAAAACGCGGAGTAGGAAGCGACATCATTCACCAGCTTGTACATCTGTTCAGCGCTGAACGGCACCAGTGCGGAACGACTTATCTTTGGCATACTATTTTCCGTGATTCATAAAACGCGCAAAATAATAGCATTGATAGCCCGACAGACAAAAATTCTGCGAAGCTTATCGCACGATATCATTAACCACGACACGGACGCACGGCGGGGATTTCATTCCCAATGACATCCAGTATAATGACGGCACTATGACAAAGAAAAAAGCATACAAACCCGGTTCCGCCACCATTGCGCAGAATAAGCGCGCCCGTCACGAATACTTCATTGAGGAAGAATTTGAGGCCGGCCTTGCGCTGCAAGGATGGGAAGTCAAATCACTGCGCGCAGGCAAAGCAAACCTCAGCGACAGCTATGTCACCTTCATGAACGGTGAAGCTTACCTGTTTGGCGCAACGATCACGCCGCTGAACGTGGCTTCATCACACGTTGTGTGCGATCCCATACGCACGCGAAAACTCCTGCTCAACAAACGCGAGCTGGATTCGCTGTTTGGCCGCGTCAGTCGCGATGGCTATACGGTCGTTGCGCTGTCCATGTATTGGAAAAACGCCTGGAGCAAAGTCAAAATTGGCGTGGCGAAAGGTAAAAAAGATCACGACAAGCGTGATGACATCAAAGAACGTGAATGGAAGTTAGACAAAGCCCGTATCATGAAGAACGCCAATCGTTAAGCCACTGGCTTAACAACGGTAAGTTCTGGTATACTGGCGACAGTTTCTTGGGGGCTGATTCTGGATTCGACGGGATTTGCAAAGCCCAAGGTGCATGCCGAGGGGCGGTTTGCCTCGTAAAAAGCCGCAAAAAAATAGTCGCAAACGACGAAAACTACGCTTTAGCAGCTTAATAACCTGCTTTGAGCCCTCTCTCCCTAGCCTCCGCTCTTAGGACGGGGATCAAGAGAGGTCAAACCCAAAAGAGATCGTGTGGATGCCTTGCCTGGGGTTGAAGCACTAAATCTAATCAGGCTAGTTTGTTAGTGGCGTGTCTATTCGCAGCTGGCAAGCGAATGTAAAGATAGACTAAGCATGTAGTACCGACGGTAGAGTGGTTCCGGACGGGGGTTCAAATCCCCCCAGCTCCACCACATTATGATCCGGATAAGTCCGGTGAAATCCAGAAAGCCCGCACGGCACAAGCCCTGCGGGCTTTTTTGTGTCCGTCATTGTCCGACGATATCCAGCTAAATCCGATGATTATTGGCCTACGTTTAGGCCTACGGTATCATATAGGCCTAAAAACGTAGGCCTAAAACACGGACGACCCTGCCATGCCAAGAATTGCGCGCCCTTTGACACATACCGAAGTCAGCAAAGCACGAACGCCTGATAAAGAGTTAAGCCTGCATGATGGTGATGGCCTCTTTCTACTTATCAAACCGTCAGGGAAAAAATTATGGCGGTTTCGCTATCTACGCCCTGATACCAAGAAACGCACGACACTCTCCTTTGGCAGCTACCCGGCCTTATCATTGGCCGACGCAAGACAGCTACGGGCAGAACATTTAGCCCTGCTGGCAAAAGACATAGATCCACAGCAAAAAGTGGCTAAAGAAGAGGAAGAAGCGCAAATCGCGGTAGAAAGCATCTTTATTAACGTGGCGCGTAGCTGGTTCACGTTGAAACAGACAAAGGTCAGTGCCGATCACGCCAAAGACATTTGGCGATCGCTGGAAAAAGACGTACTACCTGCAATTGAGAATATTCCGGTACAGGAAATCAAAGCCCGCACGTTGATACAGGCGCTGGAACCAATTAAAGCCCGTGGTGCATTGGAAACCGTCAGGCGGCTAGTACAGCGTATCAATGAAATCATGGTTTACGCGGTCAATACGGGGCTGATTGACGCTAACCCCGCCTCTGGCATTGGTATGGCCTTTGAACGCCCTAAAAAGCAACATATGCCAACTATCCGGCCAGAAGAACTCCCTAAGCTGATGCGCACCATTGCTATGTCTAATCTGTCCATTCCGACCCGTTGCTTATTAGAATGGCAGCTATTAACACTGATTCGTCCAGCAGAAGCCTCAGCCACGGCATGGGCAGAGATCGATATAGAGAAAAGAACGTGGAGCATTCCGGCTGAACGAATGAAAGCCAAGCGCGATCATATTGTGCCGCTCTCCAATAAGGCGCTGGAACTGCTCGACATCATGCGCCCTATCAGCGGCAACCGGGAGCACGTATTTCCCAGCCGTAACGATCCTAAAAAGCCCATGAACAGCCAGACCGCCAACGCCGCATTAAAACGCATCGGCTACGGTGGAAAACTGGTCGCACATGGTTTACGCTCAATAGCCAGCACCGCCATGAATGAAGCCGGTTTTAACCCTGATGTGATTGAAGCAGCGTTAGCGCATTGTGATAAAAACGAAGTTCGACGAGCTTATAACCGTTCTACCTATCTTGAACAGCGTAAAGAGTTGATGGATTGGTGGGGTGATAGTTACTAGATAGGGACGGTATTGATTCACACAGCCATCGATGTTACTGAAATATGCTGATATAATAATATTATACATTAGATTAAAATCGGATAAGAAGTTGAAAATAAAAGCAATAGATCTTTTTTGTGGCGCTGGTGGCCTTACGCATGGGTTAAAAGCAGCAGGAATTGAGGTTATAGCAGGATATGACATTGAAGAGTCATGTCGCTATGCTTATGAATTCAACAACAAGTCGATTTTTTTTAATAGAGACATAACAAGTTTAGATGGTTCTGAACTTACTAAATTATACTCTGATAGTGATATCAAGATACTAGCGGGGTGTGCTCCTTGCCAACCTTTTTCAACATACAGCAGAACTAAAAACAATCAAAAAGACGCAAAATGGTCTCTGCTTTATTCATTTTCTAGATTGATCAACCAGTGCCAGCCTGATATTGTTACTATGGAAAACGTACCTGGATTAATTAATCAGAAAGTATTTCTTGATTTTATCAACGAGCTTAAGAAACAGAATTATTTTATTGACTACAAAATTATATATTGTCCAGACTATGGAATGCCACAAACACGGAAACGTCTTGTTTTACTTGCATCGAAAATAAAACCAATTTTTTTATTAGATGCTACACATAACAAAAGTAATTATTTAACTGTTCGTGATGCCATCGGTAAACTACCAATGATAGAAGCTGGTGATCGCGATCCAAACGATGCATTACACCGCTCATCAACATTAAGTCCATTGAATATGGAAAGAATAAAGGCCTCCAAGCCAGGTGGTGACTGGAAGGACTGGCCTATTAATTTACGAGCCAATTGTCATTTGAAGGAAACTGGAAAATACTTTAGAAGTGTTTATGGCAGAATGTTATGGAATGAGCCAAGCCCAACAATAACTACTCAGTGTTATGGTTTTGGAAATGGCAGATTTGGACATCCGGATCAAAATCGTGCTATTTCTCTAAGAGAAGCAGCCCTATTGCAAACGTTTCCAAAAAACTACAGATTTCATAAAAAAAATGAAAATTTAGATATCGCATCATTAGCTAAAATGATTGGAAACGCAGTTCCTGTGAAACTAGGTGAGGTTGTTGGTAAAAGCATTATCGCACATATAAAGAAAAGTTTATAATAAAATATATTAGCACAGGCGTGTCTAAACACGCCTTTACGTTAGTTTGTTATTTTATAATGACCATTATTGAGATAGTTTTCAAAACAATCGATTACCACTCTTAAATAATTTACGCTTATATCGATAAGTTTTCTCACCAGCACTACGGTTAAATCTTCACCGCATTCTGAAAATGATATTTCACCATGTGCCAATTTATTTCTTGTAATTGTGATAACTTGTATCGGCCCCTTACCATCCTTTACAGGAATTTTAATTGAGGAATTAATTGCTCTTGGTATAGTTAAATTAACTCCTAAACGATTTGCTAAGAGCCTTATATTTTCATTATCCCAATTTCCGCCTCCACCTTTGGGGATCTCAAGACTGAATGGGAATTGTTGTAAAAAATATCCGCACATATCCAATGCTTTTTCAAGTCTTTTTTCAGGTGGTAAAATATCATGAGTCCCAGCAATATATCTAATCCATAGTGCCTGTATGTCTCTATTCAGAACATTTATGCCATTTATGCTCACGTCATTAATTATTTTCTTTTCTGCTGCTTTTAGTAACAATGTGACAGTAGACTCTACAAGGTTATATAAATGTAAGTATATATTGGCGAATAAATTTTTCTTTAGCGAAGGACTTACAGAAAAATTAGCATTAGACATGCTAATAGTTGTTACACCTGCAGTGATTCCTTGATCTATAAACAACAATAGAGAATAGTAGCTTTCTATATCGCTAACTCTATCATTAAATGTTGTTCTGACAACTTCCATAATTACCCACCTAACTTGTCAGTTACAAATTTTATTCTTCCTGTAAGTTTCTTCTTCGCATTTGCACCATCAGACCTCACCTCATTATTGAATTCCCTTTCATTCACCCATGAAGTATCAAAATCATCTAATTCTATCGCTTCTGGATGGTTTTTTAAATATGTATAAGCCCCTATAGCAATAGCTTCAAAACGTGATCGCGGCGTTGTTGTTGCTGATGGACTTTTACGAAATCCATTCGGGAAATTATTTCCCACAAAAATCATAGTATTATGAAATCGTTCTTCATAAATCGTTTTTAACCTAGGGTTTTCATTAAAAGATTTATTCATTTTTTTAATATATTTAAAAACAAAACGAGAAACATCATCTGCATATTCATCTAAACCATCGCCATATGCAAAAAACCTCGCTACTAATTCTTCTCGCTCTCTTTGGTCTTGCTGCTTCTTAGAGACAGGGGCCAGACTCTCAAACATATCATTACTAGACAGCGATATTATCATATCCATAAAAGCCCCTCTTAACGCTCCGCGTCTAACCTCAGCAGGGTTAGCTACTTTACTTCCAGTATTTATTCTTTCAAAAAGATCATAACGAGACTCTTCATCTGCATCCGAATTAAGTATTATACCCCTTAGCGACCTGTTTTTTATTTTCCTTTGTCTTGACGGTGGTAAATCTGAAAATCTCAGACCATTTGCAGATGATATTTTCTCTAGTCCTCGTAGAATCAACTCATCATTTAAAAAATCTTTTATTGTCCGAAGTCTCTGTGAACCATCTACAATTTCAAGTTTTCCGGTATCAGGATCTTCCCAAAAGAAAACAAAGGGTATTGGTAAGCCAATCAAGATGGATTCAATGAATTTAGATTTGCGATCCTCTTCCCAAGTGAATTTTCGCTGATACTCCGGAACTATGTAATCTCCATTACTCATTTTTAAGGCTAGTATTTCAAGAGTGAACTCAGATAGAAAATACTCAATCCTCTTAGATGAGTTAACTATTTGCAATTCCGCTTGATCGACGTCAACGATTAAATCCTTTTTATTTACCATGTATGCACCATAATCTTATAAGCCCACTCTGTAATAATAGGTCTAAAATTTTCATTCAGGCTACCGCCTTTTAGGACTACTTATTTTAGTATACTAAACTAAACTTACTTATATTTTCCATAAAATATTTTCTCCATAAAGTGGTTTATGCGGATGATCGCAAAAATACCAACTCTATTATAACTGTCGATGAGATATCATGTGGGTGTAACACTCTCCCTGACCTACACACATCTCCCACTCTACCCCGTCGCGCGTACCCTCTCCCCGCCTGCCCGCTCTCACTAGATCATGCACTTTCCATGCATGATACAAATCGCTCCAGAAGCCTTGTAGCAATGGGAAACTGGCATTTTTGAATTCTCCTCAAGCATGCAATTCCATGCACCGTATGCATGCACGGTCAAAAAATCGCTAGCCAGAGAAAAAAGCTCGCAAAAAAGCCCGCGCAATGGCGGGCGACTTCCTGATGCTGACGGTAATGAAATTATAATCTGGCTAATTAATTCCGCAGAGCTGAGGCCGGATAATCCTTATATTTTTTCTGCATAGCAGGCGATAACGGAATATCCGGCACTGGCAGATCTCGTCTATTCGACGGTTGAATAATTTCCTCTATCGATTCCAGTGTGCGGAAAGTTGCTGAGCATTCAATATTTCGGCACTGGTGATAACGCTGCTTGACGTTCTCCGATAACGATCGGCTCGTGCGTGGGCTGCGTGGCCGCAGAACGGGCAGTGCATCATACTTTCTGGCTCCGTGTTTTTAATGCTTCTTCTTTTTCCTTTAGTTCACGCCAAAATTTTGTATTTTGGCAAGGCGTCGACACCGGCTGAAAATCAGAATGTGGCAACGCGGGGCGATACAATCTCAGAGATGACAATTCCGGCTCATTGTCCATATCAAATTGATACTTATTCGATTTCACCATCAGATAGTCAATCACCTGATTAATTACTCTCTTGTCAGGATCTTGATAGGCAAGCCCCTCAGTAAATTCAGATGTAGTAACATCATACATATGACGATATAGCTTGATAGCTCTGATTAGCTCCTCGCTAATGTTATTCATCGCCTGCTTAAATTCCCGGTCTGCGTATTGGAATAACGCCGAGTTATAATCATGCCAACATTCTTTTGCTGAATGGTGACATTTTGCTTTCTGTTTGAGCTGATCAATTTCTAACTGCGCCAGTAAGCCATCATACTCCTGAGCCAGTTCGCGTTGTGCCAGACGCTGTAATTGCTGGTTTTTTAGCTCTTCTGTCATTTCACCACGCGCCGCAAGAAAACGCGCCCGCCAGTCGCTATCGGAAAGTTGATTTTCCGCTTCTGCATTTGCTTTCTGCTCTTTGGCACGCTCAATCGCGGTGTTGATGTTATCCAGACCGTTAACATTGGCAAAGTGTTCCGCTCGGCTCTTCTGGTATTCATCTGCCGTTTTTTTCACATAATCCACTACTGCTGGCTTATCAGTTTGTTCTATTTTCTGGCTCATGGTCATTCTCCATATGGGGTGAGTGTCTGGTGGCTATTGTGCAATTCACCACACAACTCCCGCTATCTGAGCTGGTTGTGCCACTTCCCACACAAAACAATCTCTACAGCACGCCGCCCCCGAATTGAGAACCAAATCTTTTATAAAACTATTCACTACTCTTCACCTGAGAAAAAAGAATAGATAAATCAATAAATAAAGGAGTGAAGAGTTGATAAAAAACTCTTCACCGAGTGTTCACACTGTTCACCCAGTTTTTTGAGTCTTTTTTCTGGCGAGCATGTTTTTTGAGTGTTTTTTTAGGTTGAAATAATAATAATCAACCAATTTAACGGGTTGGTTCGTGTGTAGGTTGCAAAGCATTACTAAACATTACAATAAAACGAGAAAATAGAGGTGTTTTTAACCAGCTTGTATCGCCGATGGCACAACAGCCCCTTGTTGCCAGCCCTGAAAATATTCACATAATAGCGAGCTACCAGAGAAATCCAGCGCCATCCGGCCAGAGCCGGGCGGACATTAACGAGGTAGCGCCACATGTTGTCAGCCACACCCCCAACGCCCATTCCTGCTATGCCCCCGATGCCACAGCATCCGGTCAGAGAGCGCTTAATGCGCCTGCCGGAAGTGCTGCACGTCACCGGCATTTCCCGCTCGACGCTGTACGAACTGAGTAGCCGCAAGGCTTTTCCCGCCCGTGTGTCGCTGGGTGGGAAGAACGTCGCGTGGGTTGAGTCCGAAATTCATCACTGGGTGGCCGAGCGTATCGCCGCCCGTCAACAGGAGAACCACGCATGATCACCTTAACTATCGCCGGGCAGTCAGTCACACTCGATGAACGGGAAGCCCTCAGCCTGTGCGACCAACTGTTTCCCGATATCCGTAACCCGGCCACCGTTGCCGCCCGTGAACAGCGATTCGGCGCGTTGCTGCTGAGCATTGCACCGACGCCCGCCGCCTCTGATTCGCCCCGGCGTTACTGCGCATCCCGTGCCGGTGATGCGCTGACAAACTGCTGAGATTGTTTATGACTGCACAATTTATCCCTTTCCCCGGCTTGCCTGCCGGGGCTTTTTGGCGTTATAGTTTCGTCGCTGCCGCAAAATCGGCAGTCGGGCGTAGGAACCCGAGTTACTCAACGGCGACACCAGACGCGCCATGCGTCTTTTTTTACGTCGCAGCCTTAGCACACCTGCATAAAATGCGGCATGTTTTACGCCGTAACTGCATCCAGATTATGGTGGCTCAGGCGGGGCAGCCTTCGGGCTGGCCGGTGTTCGTTGAGGCCGGTATTCCTACCCCCGTCTGGGCTACCACCCATGAGTGTAGGAACTCCGGTGGTAGCAGCTTTCGCTACTCAACGGAGACTGCCATATGGCTACGACCCCCACCCCGTCACACCCGCAATTTACCTTTCTGTTTCTGGCTGTGCGCCGCGCTGAATTACGCGCCTTACCGCACCGTGAAGCCGTTATCGCCCCGGATGAAATCAGCGCCCGCCGTCTGCTGGCGCGTGACTATGTGCTGTCGTTCGCTGGCCGTCTGCCGCTGCGGAGTACACACCATGTTTGATGATACGCCCCTGACCCCGGAAGAGCTGACCGACCAGTGCCGCGCCTTAACCCATGCCGTGATTGAGCTGGATAACCCGATGGCAAAAGAGGTGCTGTTGTTTGTGCTGGCCGAACGGCTGGAAGTGCTCTCGGCCACGCTGGACACACCCGACGCGCTCAGCGACCTGAGCGATGTTGACTACACCGACACCACACTGCATTAAGGAGCAACGCATGGCACACCTTACCGTGACACAGACCGTGAAACGCGCCAGCGGCCACTGGCCGCAACTGCTCCCGGCAGTGGGTATCCGCATTGATGCCACCGGGCAGCATACCGCCTGCCCGATGTGCGAGGGCAAAGACCGTTTTCGCTTCGATAACAAAGAAGGGCGTGGCACATGGTTCTGTAACCAGTGCGGCGCGGGTGACGGCCTGAATCTGGTGGAAAAAGCCCTGAATCTGACGCCGACAGAAGCCGCCCTGAAAGTAGGCGCATGGCTGGGCGACCTGCCAGACAGCCCGGCGGCGTCAATGCCTGAAGACGACAGCGAGGCCGCCCGGCAACGGGCGGCGGTTCAGGCACAGGCAAAACTGAAAGAGGCGGTGACGCAATCCGGCAACGTCTACCTGAATGCCAAAGGCTGGCCAGATATCACCGTGCCCACCTTACAGGGTAAGCCGCTCCGCGTGGGCGGTATCACCTACCAGCCCGGTGATGTACTGGTGCCGCTGACCACACCGGACGGTGAAGTGGTGAATCTCCAGCTTATCAACGCACAGGGCGACAAACGCACGTTAAAAGGCGGACAGGTGAAAGGCTCCTTTCACTGTTTCAGCGGCAAACAGGCCAGCGTTATCTGGCTGGCCGAGGGCTACGCTACCGGCTTAACGCTGCATCAGTTAACCGGTGATGCAGTGTATGTCGCGCTCAGCGCGAACAACCTGCCGTCCCTTGCCCGTGAGCTGAAAACCCGCCACCCGGCGGTCACGTTGCTGATAGCCGCCGACCGGGACGAGAACGGCACCGGCCAGACCAAAGCGGAACAGGCCGCCGTTGCTGTCAATGGCCGTGTCGCGCTGCCGCCGGTGTTTGGTGACTGGAATGATGTGTATCGTGCTGAGGGTGCCGACGCCACCCGGCAGCACCTGAATGCCTTTACTCAGCCGGAAAAGGTCAGCCCGTTTGCGTCGCTGGGCGAGGCTGAATTCAAAGCCATGAGCGCCAGCGAGAAAGCGGAGAAGATACGTGAGCACTACCGCGACACGCTGGCAATTGATGCGTTCGGGGAAACGTTCTTTCAGTATCAGCACGGCGCATGGAAAGTCCTGCCTCACCGTCTGTTAAGCCGGGATATCGCCGCGCTGTTTCAGAAGATACAGGCACCCTTTACCGCGTCCGGTATAGACAGTGTGATTAATACGCTGAAACTGATTGTTCCTATGCAGGCTGAACCCCAGCGCCGGTTAATCGGCTTTCGTAACGGCGTGTTTGATACCGTCAGCGGGGAATTTAAACCGCATCGCCGGGAGCACTGGTTACATACCGTCAATGATGTGGATTACACCCCGTTTAAGGCCGGGGAAAACCTTGCCGACAACGCGCCGCACTTCTGGCGCTGGCTGACCCGAGCCGCCGGAAACCACCCTGATAAACAGGAGCGCATTCTGGCCGCGCTGTTTATGGTGCTGGCGAACTGCTATGACTGGCAACTGTTCCTTGAAGTCACCGGCCCCGGTGGCAGCGGCAAAAGTATTCTGGCGGAAATTGCCATCATGCTGGCCGGGGACGATAACGCCACGGCGGCCACCATCAACACCATTGAATCATCCCGTGAGCGCTCGTCGATTATCGGCTTCTCACTCATCGTCCTGCCTGACCAAGAGAAATGGAGCGGTGACGGTGCAGGTATCAAGGCCATTACCGGCGGCGATGCGGTAATGGTTGACCCGAAATACCGTGACGCCTATTCCACCCGTATTCCGGCGGTGATTCTGGCCGTCAATAACTCGCCGATGCGCTTTAGCGACCGCAGCGGCGGCGTATCCCGTCGCCGGGTGATTATCCACTTCGGCGAAACCATCCCGGCCAGCGAACGCGACCCCAAGCTGAAAGAGAAAATCCGCGCAGAACTGGCGGTGATAGTGCGTCATCTGATGAAACGCTTTGCAGAGCCAAACGACGCCCGGACGCTGTTACAGGTGCAGCAACACTCCGCTGAGGCGCTGGAAATCAAACGACAGGCCGACCCGCTGGTTGATTTTTGCGGCTACCTGCTGGCGCACGGCGACACCACCGGGCTATACATGGGCAACGCCAACATCACACCGCGTAACCCGCGTAAGTACCTGTACCACGCCTATCTGTCCTTTATGGAGTCGCACGGCCACCAGAAGCCGATCAGCCTGACGGCCTTTGGTAAGGTGCTGCCTAACATGATGTCGGAATACGGGCAAAGTTACCTCAAGGGCAGAACCAAGCAGGGCATACAGACTAACCTTGAGCTGAAAGATGAATCAGACGCTGACTGGCTGCCCAAATGTGAATCGGCGAGGTAGACGCCAACAACGACACAACCGGCTCCGGCCGGTTTTTTTACGTCCAGATACTTCAATATTAGATGCCTCTAATCGTATAACCATTTCCCTGCTTTAGCTGACTCAATAATCATCCCGACCGTGAGCGGTTTTAACGTTTTTGATAGGGGTTTCTTTTGCCAGATGGGATACTCATATTCAAAATAATTTCTTCCATCAAAGTTTGAGTACTCAATATTAAAATGTCCGAATATATCAAGAAGGAAATCATGAGCATCCTCCGGCAGAAACTGGTAATCATCCTGTAATGTCCAATCTTTAGTGACTTGTCTAATACCGGATTTAAACCAATGCTTCCTAATCGGGTAACGTTGCATTATGTATTGAATAACCTCATTTTCGATATCTCTTTGGTTCATCAGAAATACGTCCATTCAATGCGGTCTTCTGGCCTGGCGATCAGGTTATATTGTCGACGGGTATCTCTTGCTACCAATTGCATTATAGCTATTAATTGGACATAACCTATCCATGGAATATAACGCCCAACAAAAGAGGCAATCTTATTCGTAGGAACCATCTTCAATGTCGCGAGATTCTTTCCCATAGGCGTGAGCGGCCTTAGCCCATAAGGGAAACGTAAATCTCTGAGCAATGCTCGTGATACTCTGGAAGCCACACTGGTTCCGGGCGTCGCAGTGGCGGCAGATAGTTTCCCTGATACCTTTAGATAAGGTTGCCCCGATAGGATCAGCGCCGCCGCTGTAATCTCTAAACCGGTGCGAGAAGAAAAATTTTCAAGAAAGATCAGGTTAAATAACTCACCAGCAGTTAAATTTCCATGCCCATGATAATAATATGTATTATTGAGTTCCTCAGTAGTATCCATTAAACCTCCCTGTTTTTAATGTATTTCCAATATTATTTTATTTGGTGTCACATTTATACCGTGATTGTACTGTTTTCTTGATTGAGTGCTAAATTCAGTATCAAATATCATACTTAAAGGGGGCTGATTATGTCCGTACAACCAATCCTTGCCAATGCTGCTGTGAGTATCAGCGACTTTAAAAAATCATCCAATGCCGCGCTGAAAGAAGCTAACGGCGAACCTGTAGCCGTGTTAACCAACGGGCGTATCTCTGGCTATTATGTTTCCCCGGAAACATGGGAAGCGCTGGCCGACTATCAGGAAGATATCGAACTTGCCAAAATTGCCCGTTACCGGATGAAGGGGAAACGTGTGAAGGTTGATCTGGATGAGTTATAAGCTGGAGTTTGAAGAGCACGCGCTGAAAGAATTTAAGAAGCTGAGCGCTCCGATGCGGGAGCAGTTCACCAAAAGTTGAAGTGTGATGAGTAACTCGTCACCTGTTCACCAACTCATCACCCATTAATTTATTGATTATTAAAAACAAAAACCTCTTATGAAGAGGGTGAACAGTTTTGTGCAAAATCTTTTTATTTGGCGTCGCGTTTATACCGCACTATTGCTGTTTTTTGAGTTAATCGTTAAATTCCGTATCACGGATGAAGGGGAAACGCATTAGGGTCGGTCTGGATGAGTTATAAATTAAATCGTGAAGAAAAACGTTCGCCAAAGAACGGAAGGGATATGTTGCTTAAGCTGGAGATTGAAGAACAACATCAATTCGCAACAACCCTACTATCCGAAGCACCAATTTCACCTGCATTACTCTCTGCCATCAAACGGCGTAAAGAATTGAGTAAAAATTGA